TACGAATTCGGATCTAATCGTTATCGTCAGTTCCCACGACGCACCCCACGTCAAGGCAGAGGAAATTCTGGCTATTTCATCTATCCAGCCCTTCGCAAAATTCAGCCTCAATTGATTGCCAAATGGGAAGATGCGTTTTCTAAGATTCTCGGAAAGTGGGACGACTAATGGCTGGAAGTAGAACCCTCAAGTTATCAATCCTCGCTGACGTTGATGACTTAAAAAAGAAGCTGGATATTGGCTCCAAAGAGGTTGAAGGTTTTGGCGGTAAATTAGAAAAATTTGGCAAGATTGCCGCTGCTGCTTTTGCCGCTGCCGCTGCTGCGGCTGCTGCCTATGCTGGCAAATTAGCCATTGAAGGCGTTAAAGCGGCCATAGAAGATGAAGCTGCACAGAAGCGCTTAGCCCTAGCGTTAGAGAACGTCACAGGGGCCACAGAAGCCCAAATTGCGGCAGTTGAAGAGCAGATTAGTAAGACGGCTCTAGCTACTGGCGTAGCAGACGATAAGTTGCGTCCAGCCCTTCAGAGACTTGCGACAGCCACAGGATCCGTTGAGCAGTCACAAAAACTATTAACTCTCGCTCTTGATATTTCAGCCGCTACCGGCAAAGACGTCGAGACAGTTTCCAACGCCTTAGGTAAAGCTTATGAAGGCAACACGGCTTCACTTGCTCGTTTAGGAATCGGTTTATCAGCTGCGGAAATCAAAACGATGGGATTGCAAGGCGCAGTAACGCAATTAGGTCAAACCTTTGGCGGTGCAGCTGCGACTCAAGCCAATACCTTCGAAGGCCAGATTGCTAGGTTGCGAGTTGGCTTTGATGAAGCCAAAGAAGCAATTGGCGCTCAACTATTGCCAGTCATTCAGAGACTTCTTGATTACGTTGTGAACGTTCTCATTCCAAAATTCCAGGAAGCAAAACGAGCAGCCATTGATCCAATAGTTCAAGCCTTTAAGAATAACGAAGCAGCTTTGCGCGACTTATGGTCTTTCATCAAAACCTATTTAGTCCCCATTTTTGAAACGGCTTTAGTAGGAGCAATTAAATCAGTCGGAGCCACAATTGCTGGAATCATCAACATCATTGGCACAGTCACCAGCAAAGTTAAAGAATTGGCTAATGACGTTATTGACGCAGTTAATAAGATTATCCGCGCTTACAACTCAATTCCCATTCTCCCTAACGTTTCAACGATTCCTAATATCTCCACAACAACCACTTCGAGGACTGGAAGCGTTCCAACGGCAAGCCTGCCATTTGGCGGCGCTTCAATCATTCCACCATCAAGCGGTTCGGCTAACGTAACACCTTCAACGCCTACAACAAGAGTTACAACCCCGACAACATCGGCGCCAAAGGTCACAACAACCCCAAGCGTCCCAGTTGGATCATCTAGCGCCATCACAGTTCCGGTATCCTCTGGCGGATTCTCAAGATTGGCAGATGCTCAAGGAATTGCGCCCGTAACTATTAATGTCAATGCCCCTAGCGCAATTGATGAAGAAGGCTTTACTCGAGCAGTTGTATCAGCCCTTAACAATTCAAACTCTCGCGGAACTGGTGGCGGAAGCCAGTTGTTTGGAATTAGACAAGAGTTATGACAGCTTGGACGCCCGAGTATCGCGTTTTAATTAACGGCACAGATGCCACAGATTTAACCCTTGTCGGCTTCACCGCTACCTCTGGCCGCACCGACGTTAATACCCAAGCCCAAGCCGGTTATTGCAATTTGCAGCTCATTAATGCGACCAACGCGTTTTATGATTGGAGCGTCAATACTGGCGTAACGCTTGAAGTCAAAGATACGAGCGGCAACTGGGTTAGCCTATTCGGTGGACGAATTAGCGATGTGACAACAAGTGTGAGAACTGCTGGCGAAGTCGCTTATGTAACTCAAATTCAAATCTTTGCTCTAGGCGCATTATCTAAACTCTCTAAAGCCATCTGGATTGACTCGTTAGCCCAAGATGATGATGGCGACCAGATTTACACAATTCTTAGTTCTTTGCTTTTAGCATCTTGGAATGAAGTCAGCCCAGCGCAACAATGGAGTAGTTACGATCCAACAACGACGTGGTCCAATGCTGGCGACGTAGGGCTTGGCGACATTGATAGACCCGGCCAGTATGAAATGGAGCAACGTTCAGCCAGCCCAATTGATTACTATTCAATCGTCACCCAAATCGCCAATTCAGCTCTTGGCTATGTTTATGAGAACGCCAATGGGGAAATTGGTTACGCAGACGCAGCTCATCGGCAGACATACCTACTCGCTAACGGATACACGGAATTGGACGCTCGCGAGGCTTTCGCGGCTGGCATCAAGCAATCTATCCGCTCGGGCAAAATCATCAACGATTATCAGATCAACTACGGCAACAACTTTAACAGCTCCAAATCGGCGTTAGACCAAGATTCAATTGACCTTTATGGCCTTTACTCAGTTCAAGAGAATTTGTTGGTTCACGATGCCACAGACGCTCAAAGTATCGTAGATCGCCAAATTGCCCTACGCGCCTATCCTCGCCCATTATTCGATTCAATAACCTTTCCGCTTCAAAATCCCGAAATGACTGACGGCGACCGAGATGCTTTGATAAATGTATTTATGGGTCAGCCGGTCAAAATAACCAATCTGCCCATCAATATCTACGGCGGCGAGTTCACCGGCTATATCGAAGGCTGGACTTGGCAAAGCACCCTAAATGGGCTTTCATTGACTTTCACCGCATCACCGACTGAGTTCAGCGCAGTAGCCCAGACTTGGGATCAAGTGAACGCGGCAGAAACGTGGAATAGCATACTTAATACGCTAGAATGGCAAGACGCGATAGGAGTAATCAGCTAATGGCAACAACAACAAACTTCGGGTGGGAAACCCCTGACGATACAGATCTTGTCAAAGATGGCGCTCTGGCGATGCGCACTTTGGGCAATTCGATAGATACTTCTTTCGTTGATCTTAAAGGCGGCACAACAGGACAAAATCTGCGTAAAAATTCAAACACAGATTTGGATTTCACTTGGGCTGGCGATGCAACAAATACAGTCGTAGACGCAGCAGGTGATTTATTATATGGAACTGCCGCAGACACTTTGGGCAGATTGGCAATTGGCACTACAGGTCAAGTTTTAACTGTATCAGCTGGCGTTCCTGCTTGGTCTAGTCCGGCAAGTGGCGGCGGAATGACTTCATTGGCAACAGGTACTTTGGCATCAGCAATTGAAGGGGCAAGCATCACAAGTATCAGCGGTTCCTATAATCATTTGCAATTATTTGTATATGGTTATCAATTCAGCCAAGACGGATATTTATGTTTTAGATTCAATTCTGATTCCACGTCAAACATCTATCAATGCTCAATTCAAAATTTTGATAATTCTGGAACAAGTGTTGATGAAAATTTTTCTGGATTAACTTTGGTAAGTGGTAATGGTAATTATTCCGCCAATCTTAATGGCACAGGATACATTGCCTGTTTAGATTTGTTTAATTATGCATCAACTTCAATGCAAAAACATTTTAGATTGACTGTAAGTGATGAAGCTAATTCTGGTTCACCTTATGTTAGCCGAGTTATCACTGGACGATATAAATCAACATCGGCTGTTACTTCAGTTCAAATTAGAACGGAAGGAACGCCGACGACATTTGCGGCAGGTTCTTATCTATTATACGGAGTCAAATAATGAGCGAATTTAAATTAGTGCATAATTTGGAGACTGGTGAAATTTCGGAAGTCGCTTTAACAGCAGATGAAATCGCGCAAAATGTCAAAGATGCTAAAGATGCTGAAAAATTGCGACAAGAAGCCGCGATTGCGAAAGCTAAAAAAGAAGCTGCTTTGGCAAAATTAACCGAATTAGGTTTGGATTTAGACGATCTGAGAGCTCTTGGTCTTGGCTAAACTTTGTAAAGCGGGGCAGCAATTAAGGGAGCAGATAGATGACGATTATCCTGATCGCGACCGCAAGTCTGATGGGTGGATTGCTGATGCTCGCCATATGGCAAAAGGCACTTCAGACCATATACCGCAAGATGGAATAGTCCGCGCTCTTGATATTGATGCTGATCTCAATGCACACAAAGAAGAGGCTTATGCCCTTGTGGAGAAAATCCGCAAGTGCGCCAAGCGAGGCGATAAGCGAATCAAATACATTATTTATGATGGCAAAATTATGAGTCCGATTATGAATTGGAAGCGCAGAAAATACAGGGGTGCTAACCCTCACCGCTCGCATTTCCATATTAGCTTTACAACTTTGGGAGACAAAGACGGCAACTGGTTCGACCTCGAAGGAGATAAACAAAATGGCAGAATTGAAACTGATGGCGGGAACGTGGGCGAAAACATTCGTCGCGACGGCTCTTTCAACATACCTCTCAGTCGGACTTCAACCCGATTACATTCTCAATGCAGCACTTGTGAGTGTGTTGCCTTCCGTGATTAACTGGCTGAACCCCAACTACGAGCGTTACGGCAAAATCAAGTAATGGCAGCCTCCGACCTCGCCGCGACCATCGCCAGCGTTCTCGGATCAATCGGCCTACTTATCGCCGGACTGAGATACATCATAAAACTTGAGAATCTGCCCATTGTGTCGCGCCTCGACAAGATGGAGTCTCAGTTAGAATTAGCCCTCTCAGCAAAGGTGGCTAGAAATGGCAACAAGAAAACGCGTTAAAAAACCAGTTAAGAAGGTGGCGAAACGTCGCAAAACGACGAAAGAGCCAATCCTTACCAAGCTGGATTTCTGGGCTATTGCTGCCAAAGAAGTGTATGACGCTTGCCGCAAAGCCGGAATGGACGAAGGCACAGCTTTAGCCTTTGCGATGGATAGAAGCTCTTATCCCGATTGGATTGTTGATCCGAGCGACCCCATAAAGAATCCGCTCGATGATTGGGAAGAGGACGACTAATTTACCTTCGCGAGGTGGAACTCTTTGAGGCGCTTAAGTCGGTTTATCCGGACTTAACGCCAGTCTCACCGACCGACCGGCACGACGGCATTACCAACGATGCTTATATCGAGATGAAGTGCCGCCGCACGCATTACCCCAGCCTCTTGATTGAAAAGAAGAAGTGGGATTATCTCGCCGAAATAAGGGCTAGAACGGGCGCCAGAACCCTCTATATCAACTCCACCCCACAAGGGGTCTATCAGTTCGATTTAGGGGCTATAAACGAGCCTGAGTGGCAATTAAAGGCCCTTCCAGCCAAGACTGATTACCCCAATGGCGAGAAGGTTCAGAAACTCTGTGGATTCTTGGACTTGCGACACTCCGAACTCTTACTTGTATAAATCCATTTAATTAAATACATTTATCCCGTAAATCCATTTAAGGATTACAGAACGGGAGAGTAAGTGATAAATAATCCAGTAGTAATTCGATTTGATTCTACTTCTGGCGCTTGGTCTGATGGTAAAAATTACGTCAAGGGCCAAATAATTAGACGCTACGCAATCGAATCGCTAGGTAGAAAATCAGTAAGAGGGCGACTGAGCAGAGAAGAAATCTCAGCTTATTGGCTTGATCGTTATGGGGTGAACGCCGATGTTCAATGAAGGCGTTTTCTTCGCTATTTATTGCTCAACACTATGGCTTGGGTATCGCGTTTATGTGAGCATCAAAGCCAAAGCTTTTAACGAGGGATATCCTCCT